CTCAATCTATCTTAATCTTGGACCTCTTGTTGATAAATTTTTTGGTAATAAGTCTGGCGACAAAGCAGCAATTGTTACCATACTTGACAAGATCTGCCAAGAGAAACTGGAACCTTTTATTGAACGTTCATATCAAGAACTTGCGGATTATGTGTCGGCGTATGACCAGAAGATGAGTATGAAACGTGAGAATATTGCTGACCGTGGTATCTGGACTGCGAAGAAGCGTTACATTCTCAACGTGTGGGATAGCGAGGGTGTTAGATATAAAGAACCCAAGATGAAGATTATGGGTTTGGAAACGGCAAGGAGTTCTACTCCTGCGTATTTTAGGGATAAATTGTATGCAGCATTTAAGATTATTATCGGCAAGACAAATGATGAGCTTATCTCTTTTATCAATGACGTGCGAGCAGAGACGAGACTGCGACCTTATGAAGAAGTTGCTTTCCCACGAGGAGTTAATAATCTTACTAAGTACCGTCATCCAACAGAAATCTACCAGAAAGGCACCCCTATCCATGTGCGAGGTGCTTTGCTCTACAACCACTATGTGCGAAAGCACAAAGTAGAGAATAAGCATCCTCTCATCCAAGAAGGTGAGAAAATTAAGTTCATGTATCTCAAGACTCCAAATCCAATTCACGAGAACTGCATTAGTTTCTTTGGTGAGTTGCCGAAGGAGTTTGGCATCGAGAAGTATGTGGACTATCAAACACAATTTGAGAAATCATTTCTCGAACCGCTCAAAAATGTGCTACAATGTATTGGTTGGACCCACGAGAAGACCATTACAATTTCGAGTTTCTTTTCATGAGCAAGAAAATTTATGTAGTCACATGGACTAATCATGTCGTGGGTCAGGTTGGTCCCGAAGACATCAAGTGCTTTGAAGACTACGATACCGCTATGGGTTTTGCTAAACTTATGCGGAACAATTATAATTATGTCAACTTTTATGAGGAACGAGTAGATCAATGGGATTCTTAGACACTGTAATTAAAGAAAGTGGAAACGAGTTTGCTGGTTTGGTTAGTGAAGGAGTTGCTGCTGGCGACATTACTAATTACGTCGATACTGGCAGTTATATCTTTAACGCCTTGGTTAGTGGTTCGCTGTATGGAGGTCTTCCTTCCAATAAAGTTACTGCCTTGGCAGGAGAATCAAGCACGGGCAAGACTTTTTTTGCTCTCAGCGTCGTTCGTAATTTCCTTAACGCTAATCCTACAGGTGGCGTCATTTATTTTGAGACTGAATCCGCCATTTCCCGTGACATGATTGAGTCTCGTGGTATTGACTCGAAGCGTATGGTGCTGTTCCCTGTTGCTACCATTGAGGAGTTTAGGACACAGGCATGTAGGATCCTTGACAAGTATATGAAGGAACCTAAAGAGGAACGTGTGCCAATGATGTTCGTGTTAGACTCTTTGGGTATGCTCTCTACCTCAAAGGAGATGGAGGACATTGCCAATGACAAGCAGGTCAGAGACATGACTAAGAGTCAGTTGATTAAAGGTGCCTTTCGTGTGCTTACCCTCAAATTAGGACAAGCCCAGGTGCCCATGATCGTCACTAACCATACATATGATGTGATCGGTTCCTATGTTCCTACCAAGGAGATGGGAGGTGGCACTGGATTGAAGTATGCTGCTTCTACTATCATCTATCTTACTAAGAGTAAAGAACGTGATAGCAAAAAAGAAGTCATTGGCAACATTATCAAATGCGAGGCAAAGAAGTCTCGTCTAACCATCGAAGGGAGTAAAGTTGCAACACGTCTATTTTTTGACGAGCGAGGTCTTGACAAATACTACGGCTTACTGGAACTGGGTGAACAGTACGGAGTCTTCCAGCGGGTCGGTAATCGGGTTCGTGTTGGGGAATCTTCCGTTTATCCTTCTGCTATACTTGCTGATCCCGAAAAATATTTCACCCCCGAAGTGATGGAACAACTGGAAGCAGCAGCACAAAAAGAATTCTCCTATGGCAACTGAGCGTATTGAACAAACTATCTTGCGTAATCTCCTTTTCACTGAGGAGTATTACCGCAAGGTAGTTCCCTTTTTGAAAGCAGATTATTTCCAAGAATATCATGAAAAGATTATCTTTGAGGAGATTGCTGACTTCGCTTCTAAGTATGACAAAATCCCTACTCAAGAAGTGCTTACGATCAATCTACAAAATCGTAATGACCTTACTGACGATGCGTACCAAGATTCGGTATCGACGGTACGAGAACTCAGTAACGAGTGGGTCGATTACGAATGGCTCCTCGATGCCACAGAAAAGTGGTGCCAAGACAGAGCTATATACCTCGCCCTTATGCGGTCGATCAAGATTGCAGATGGAGGCGATAAGAAAATATCAAAGGATGCGATACCTGGCATTCTACAAGAAGCACTAGCGGTATCTTTTGACGAACACATTGGACACGATTACATTGAACAAGCAGAAGAACGCTATGATTTCTACCACAGAATCGAAGAGAAAGTCCCATTTGATCTTGAGAAGTTTAACTTTATCACGAAAGGTGGTCTCTCTAACAAGACTCTCAATGTCGCTCTTGCTGGTACAGGCGTCGGGAAATCTCTATTCATGTGCCATGCAGCTGCTGCCGCGCTCACTCAGAACTACAACGTTCTCTACATTACATGTGAAATGGCAGAGGAGAAAATTGCTGAGCGAATTGACGCGAACCTTCTGAATGTCAATGTTAAAGATATTGCAGAACTACCTGAGGTTCTCTTCACTAGTAAGGTACAGGAGATCGCTAGGAAGACTCAGGGCAAACTTATTATCAAAGAATATCCTACAGCGTCCGCTCATGCAGGACACTTCAAAGCACTCCTGAGCGATCTTTCCCTCAAGAAAGATTTTAAACCCGACATTATCTTTGTCGATTATCTAAACATCTGTGCGTCTGCGAGGTATAAAGGTGCGATTGTTAACTCTTACACGTATGTCAAGGCGATTGCTGAGGAGTTGCGTGGTCTTGCTGTGGAATGTAATGTTCCTATTGTCTCAGCTACTCAAACTACTCGCTCTGGTTATGGCAATAGTGACCCTGATCTTACCGATACTAGCGAGTCTTTTGGTTTGCCTGCCACTGCTGATTTTATGTTCGCTCTCATCAGCACTGATGAGCTTGAACAACAGGGTCGCCTCATGGTCAAACAACTTAAGAACAGGTACTCAGACCTCGTTACCTCACGAAAATTCATGGTGGGAATTGACAGATCCAAAATGAAGCTGTATGATGTAGCGGATGATGCTTCCGCTATTAGCATCGACAGTGAGGATCCTGGAGAAGAGTTCTCACAATTTGCACAAACCCAAAACCGTCTATCTAAATTTGCTGAGTGGAATGTATGACTATTGATTTTAACCGTTACGAAGAATTTGTTGCTGCTGTTACCAGTAATGCTAGTACGAATTTTGTTGACTTTGCTGATCGTATTGGTGAGCTTGACCGAGAAGGTGCCAATATTGAGAGACTCCTTACTGCTGGCGTTGGAATTAATGCTGAGGGTGGTGAGTTCCTTGAGATCATTAAGAAAATGGTATTCCAAGGAAAACCCTGGAACGAAGATAACCGTGAGCATCTTATCATTGAGTTGGGTGATCTGCTATGGTATGTCGCTCAAGCAACAATGGCACTGGGCATCAGCTTTGATGAAGTCGTTGCAACCAACGTAAAGAAACTAGAGAAGCGTTATCCTGAAGGTTCCTTTGATATATACTTCTCAGAAAACCGCGCAGCTGGCGATCGATGAAAACTAGATTTATCCTATTCACCAAGGACAGTTGTGGTCCTTGTGGTCTCGTCAAGCGATACTTCAATAGCATCAAAGACGAGCGTACCAGTATCATTGAGGAAGTCCACCTTGAGGACTTCAGTGATGAACCAATCCCAGAAGAGAACCTTGCTCTTGCCAAACAGTACGGTGTAACCGCTACTCCTGTTCTAATCATCATTGATGAGAATGAGAAACTGCTTGAAACTTACTCAAGTGGTATGCCAATCACCCAGAACATCCGTAAACTATTTGATAAGTACGGTGTATAGTCTCTGGATTCATGTGGTAGCATTCTTCCAAGTTGTTGTGATGAATTGTATTCAACCTGTCAACTGGAAGTATTGCTATCGGGTGGACCAGTGGTTACTTCCAGATCTTGTAGAGGGATATGAGATCTGGACAAAGCAAAAACATCCCTATCAAACCGAAAAAGAATATCTCAAAAGCATTCCTCCCTCTAAATATTAGTGGGAGGATTTTTGTATGGCATATCAAAACGTAAAGGCATCTGACATCTTGTATCC